TACTGTCGATGTTTCGTTGGATATACTTCATATCCCATGACCTATGCTCCTTTCTGGTAGATGCTTGCCACGATATCGTAGTAGCTATGCCCTGCTGGTATCGTGTACTTAGTTAGATCATCAACTCTGGAACCGTCTGCCATAATGTTGATTATGACTGGTTCCCATTTTTTTCGTTTCATGTTATAATTACCTTGATTTCAATATCTTAGGGTCTGACTCTGGCAGGGGTCAGCCTTTTTTGTTGCCTTGACGACACTAGAGAACTAGCGAGGTCTTTGAATTTACTAATTTTTAGGAGTTTTTATAAATCAAATCATCTAATGGTATTGCTTACGTTTCAACTGAATCGTTGCCCCGCTAGCTCACTAGTGCCGTCAAGATGACATCCTCAATCCTCTTGTTCGATGATTGGCAGGATGTCGATAGCTTTTAAACGCTCGTATAGGAAACGTCTTCCAAGCTGCGTCCAGACTGTTGTCATGTTGCTGTGGGGTTTGCCGTCTTTACCAACATAATCAAATGTTCGGCTTGTTGCGTAGCCTTTAGCAAGGTATTTAGCATATAGTACCCACTGACCATTGACAGTGCGTTGGATTCGCTCTCGCTTCAAGAGTTGGTTCATTTTGCGAGCTGACATTCCATAATCTTGAGCAATTTGGGTGATTGTCAAGCTGTCCTTGGTCTGCAAGATTAAATCTAGGTAATCAGCGTTTTTAGTCGCTTCTTCCAACTCAATCAAGAGGTTTTCGTTTTGACTTTCCAAGAGCTTGATTTTCTTATCAGCCATGAGCAACGCCCTAGCCATGATTTTCTCTGGGCTGTTGAAGTCCTTTTCTACTTGGATGAAGTATTCTCTAACTTCATGTCCTTTACTTGTTTTCGACATCATAGCTAGATGTTCGGCCATTCGGATTGTGACGGCATAGTCTTGTAATTTCTTTGTTCCGCCGTATTGATTTTGCTGTGTAGTTGTAACTACGGAGCTAAAGTCTTCGTTCTCTTTAAACATTTTGAAGTTTTGCTCAACCCACTGACTGAAGCGGGTTTTAACCTCTAAACTTCTATGTAAGTCACGAGCTGAAACAACAGCACTGTCGTCTTTGAAATCTATACGAATCAACTCATTCATTTAATCACCTCTTCCATTTTTTTATTGTTCATAACATAATATGTAATATCGTCGTCCATTTTTGAATTGGCAAGTTTCTTCTCGGTGACTCCTATTAAAATTGGATTGATAAATTCTTTTGAATAGGCTAATAATTGAATAGTCGGATTTTTATTATCCGTTTTCAATTCAATAATCACTGGTCGCTTGCTGCTTTTTTCTTCTGCTAAAATGTCAATTCGGCCACTTTTTATTGCAAATTCACTTTTTACAAATTCAAAATTAGGAAACAGCGTTTCGAAGTTTTGACAGATATAATTCTGCATATCATTTTCACGATTTTCCCTGCCGTTTTCACATTCTAGGGCGTGAATGAATTCTAAATCTAAAAAGTCAATGAGATATATTGTTCCTTGGAACTTATTCAGATATTTATCTTTAATAAAAGTTCTCAACCTTTTGATTTGTTGTGAGTTGTAATTGCATTTTTGCTTTTCTCTAGCTGCCCACAAAAACAATTCTTCAAAAGAAATAAACTCATAATCCTTGTTTAACGTAACATTAATTAATTCGTTCATTGCCACTTCCTTTCTTAATTCTTGACTTGAATTAAATTCAAGTTTTACTGTAAAAAATATCAAATACCGTACAAATCAGATGATTTAATGTGGTATTTATTACAAATAGTTACCATGTGCTTAGGAGAAATAGAAAGAGCATTTTTCTCCCAAGCGCTAACCGTTTGAGCTGTAGTACCAATGCTTTCAGCGAATTTCGCCTGTGTTAGATTATGACGGGCTCGAAGTTCTTTGATTGTAATCTTTGGAACTGTTTTTGTCATTTTGTTCCTCCTCTCTAACTAACTTACAAATGTATTATAACTTGAATTAAATTCAATGTCAACAGTTTTGTTGATTTTTTTTCAAGTTTTTTTGGTTTTTTTATAAATTAACTTGAAAATTAGGAAAGTCTACTATATAATATTAATATAAACAGCAAGGAGAAAGATATGGATTTGAATAAGCAAAGAGGAAGCAGAATTGAAAGCTTGAGAGCTAGCAAGGGTATTAGTCAACTTGAGTTAGCGAAAATGTTAGGGTATAAGTCTGACTCAACTATTTCAAAGTGGGAAAGCGGCGCTAGTATTCCAACGGGGACAAAGATTGTAAAATTAGCTCAAGCCTTGGGGACTTCGACAGATTACATTCTTTTTGGAGATGGCCCAGAAACCACCGAGGAACAACCAACCAACGCCCACGATATTGATGAAATCATAGCTAATGCAATGATGTTCGACGGTAAACCACTTACCGAGGATGACAAGCGTGCCATTCGTGGCATCATTGCCGGCTATATGAGTAGCAAGGAATGAGGTGCTATGACTGAAAGTGAATTGCTTGAGCAGTTCGACGTGTCTCTTTGTGAGTTCGACTCTAGCCAATGGCCACGAGATGGGTTCCTAGACCCTGTTAACCGTGTGATTTACATCAATAGGGATTTACCCATCGAAATACGTTTAAAGGTCCTACTGCATGAGTTAGGGCACTTAGAGCACGATCCTAAACACTATGAGCGTCTACGGGAGAAGTTTGAAGCTCAAGCAAATAGGACTATGATTCATGAATTGTTGAAAAATGAAAATCTGGACGATTTCAATTACTTACACTTCATGGAAAAATATAATCTCACCACGATTTGTGATGAGACGTTTGTAAAAAATGAATATTTAAAACTAAAGGAAATTTAAAAAATATGTGCAATCACTGAACCACATTAAAAGCTGGGAGGAAATTTTATGAAAAAAATATTGTCTATCGGCTTAATAAGCCTTTCCATTGTAAGCCTTGCTGCTTGTTCTCAAGCCAAAAGCACGTCTTCTCAAACTAGCTCGACGTCAAAGGCTAAAACTGAGCAGTCAAGTGAGAGCAAAGTCCCCAAGGAGTACAAAACAGCTGTAACCAAAGCTAAGCAGTACGCTAGTACCGTTTATATGTCTAAAGAGGGATTGCGTGCTCAACTAGTAAGTTTTGATAAATACTCTCAAGAGGCCGCTGACTATGCTGTAGAGAATTCTGGTATTGATTACAACAAACAAGCTGTTGAAAAAGCGAAACAATATCAAGATACTGTGGCTATGTCTCCAGACGCAATACGTGATCAATTGGTAAATTTCGACAAATTTACACAAGAAGAAGCTGACTACGCTGTCCAAAATCTGAAATAAGACAATAAAAAAGCCCTATAATCTCCCTCGCCAAAGTTAGATTATAGAGCTTATGCATCACAGAAAAAAACAAGGTCTAACCAGTAAAAACGAATTGAGGTTATACTTTCTTTTTTCTGTACCCATTTTATCAAAAACGAGGTACAAACACAATGCATAAAGTAGCTATCTATGTCCGAGTATCAACCACATCGCAGGTTGATGAGGGCTATTCTATCGATGAACAAAAAGCAAAGCTGACAAGCTACTGCGATATTAAGGACTGGAATATTTACGAGATATACACAGACGGCGGTTTCTCCGGGTCTAACACGGAACGCCCAGCACTAGAGCAGTTGATAAGAGACGCAAAGAGAAAGCTGTTTGATACGGTCCTAGTGTATAAGCTAGACCGGTTAAGTCGTAGTCAGAAAGATACACTCTATCTGATTGAAGATGTATTTCTGGAAAATGATATAGAATTTGTCAGTTTGCTCGAAAACTTCGACACCTCAACGCCATTCGGTAAGGCTATGATTGGGCTCCTCAGCGTGTTTGCCCAACTCGAAAGAGAACAAATCAAGGAACGCATGCAGTTAGGCAAGCTAGGGCGAGCAAAGTCCGGCAAGTCGATGCAGTGGGCAAAGACTTCGTTTGGCTATGATTACATCAAAGAGACGGGCACACTCTCAATCAATCCATATCAAGCACTAATCGTCCGAAAGATGTTCGAATGGTATTTATCAGGTATGTCGATAACCAAGCTCAGAGACACTCTAAATGAGCAATACGGGCAAGATAAAGAGTGGAACTATAGGACAGTTAGGGTTATCCTCTCAAATCCGGTATATTGTGGATATAATCAATTCAAGGGCCAGATCTTCCCCGGCACTCATGAGCCCATCATTTCCGAGGAAGATTTTAACAAGACGCAAGAGGAAATTAAAACGAGACAAAGGACAGCCGCCCAGCGTTTCAATCCAAGGCCATTTCAAGCTAAATACATGCTTTCTGGTATAGCTCAATGCGGCTATTGTTCAGCCCCTCTTGCCATCAAGCTGGGCATGAAACGAAAAGACGGCACACGCTTAGTCAAGTATGAGTGTAAGCAGCGACACCCTCGAAAAACCAAGGGTGTGACGGTATATAACAACAATGAAAAGTGTGATTCTGGGTTCTATTTCAAGGATGATATAGAGCACTTCGTCCTAACTGAAATCAGCAAGTTGCAAACTGATTCAGACTATATCGACAAGCTATTTTCAAACACTGGAAAAGAGACAATAGACCGTGATAGTTACCAGAAACAGATTGATAATCTGACCGCTAAAATTAGCAGGCTTAATGATCTATACATCGACGATAGGATTTCACTAGAGGAATTACAAAAACGGTCAAGCGACTTTATGGCAGAAAGAACAGCTCTTGAAAAAGAGCTAGACGCTGACAGCTCTGTTAAAGCCGTAGAACGAAAGGAAGATATTAAACGGGTACTTGATACCAAGGATGTATTTAGCCTTGACTACGATCAGCAAAAAGCCATAGCACGCGCCTTGATAAGCAAGGTTAGAGTTACTAGTGAAACCATCGTTATTTTATGGAAATTATAGAGAGTTTTAGTGACATTTATTTCAATCAAGGACACTAAAATTCTTGATTGAGCATAAAAAAAGACTTGGCAGCCCACGCTACCAAGTGACATGAAAAACAAAAACATTCAGCGCGTAATCGCCTAAAGTACATGTATAGTGTACCTTTATTTAGATTAAATGTCTAATGCTATGCACAAAATAAAAAACCGCCCATAAAAGGGCGGCGTCTACCTATGAAGGCTATTCTCAAAACCAATATCATTATAACACAAAAAAAGCCCCAGCACAATGCTGAGGCTCGACCACTACCACCATGATGTCCGAACTGTGGTCTGTCGGGAGGTGATATACTCCTTTTCGTTTTTTAGTTTGCGTGGTCTATTTTCCAGTTTGGCCTTGTGTGGCTTGTGCACGTTCTTCAATAGCCTTGACTACTGAAGCACTAGCTTCATTGATTGCTTTAGAAACCGCTTCGGCGTCGTTTGATTGACTGTATAGGAAACGCTCAAAGTCTGCATCATCCAATTGCAAACGTTTAGCTCCAGTCGCTTCGAGAGCGTCCACTGTACCCATTGAGCCAATACCAAATACACGCCCGTTAACAACTGCCACCCAGCCTTCTTTACCGCTTTCGCTTCGTACTACAAAATTCATAATATCTTCTTCCTCTTTCTTATTTACTAAACTGTCGCCATCGTTGATAATGACTACATTCTTATCCAATCCACCAGCTAGGCCAGTCGATGTAAACTGCCACCAGCGTGTGTGTTCCATGTTTGGATACACACCCCAATAAGGCTCTGGGCGTACCTCGTAATCTGGGTACGCTGCAATCCATAAGCTGCTAGGGTAGCGTGCAGTGATCTGATCTACATACACGTTAGCCAATGTATATGGCTTGTAACTGTAATAGATAGGCTCAAAGCCATTCGCCTTACAGATATCCATGAATGCTAGAACTGCATTAGTGTTCGCTTGTTTATCACCACTAGCCCCGTCTTCATAGTCGCACACTAAATAGCGTGGATGCGATGGCAAGTTACTGATAAAGTAATTCGCTTCAGCTTGCGCCGTTGCAACATCTCCACCAAAACGAGCAAAGTGATAGTAACCGATACAATTACTTGTGTTAGTTTGTTGAGTAGCTACTGAGCTAACCCAGCCCACGCCCTCAGTAACTTTAATAACCGTGTTATTAGTCCCAGACGCTTGACAGATACCAGTCAAGTCTCCCGGTTGATACGCTGATACGTCGATAAAATAGGCATTTTCAGTCATGCCATCGAATGGTAATTCAAACCATCCAACCATTTGCTGACTTGGTGCACTCCAGTCAATATAGCTGAAATTACCAGCACTATCAAGATTTCTAGTAACCTTGCGAGTCCACCCGCCGTTATACAAGGCATCACCATTTCCGTCAATATTTTGCTCGATAGTGGTAACAGTTCCATCTGGATTCTCTGCGACCACAAAACCGATATGTCCGAATTGGTGGTATGGTAGACAGTTAGTTACCCATACACTCCCTACTGGTGGATTGTTTGCACCGTTAAAACGTGTGACTTTAAGCCCTAGGTTTTCAGCACGATCTAATCCGTCAATCGCATTCATGTAGCTGAAATCAAGATTAAATAGACCTGCATACTGTAAAACGTAGTCAATCAAAGCTGCACATTGCCCGCCATAAGGATTAGTGGGCACGGTTACACGTTGATTCACTAGACTTTCAAGCGTGTTTAATAACTGTGTTTTTGATGTCATGTTTCTCCTTTCTCAAATTATTTTTGAATAGCTTGTTTAATTTCCGAGATAGTTCTCTCTAACTCTTCGACCTTCTGTTTTAAAGCGTCAATTTCGCTTGTTGGTAATTGAGATTTAGTCACAAGCGGGTCTTCCGCAAATTTATTTTGTTCTAGAACCTGTAGAAAAAAGTTATTATATGTTGGAAATAGTCCATACGCTTGGCTGATAGACAAGAATGAAGATTGTTTGCCTTGAATCTCCCCAATATCATGCCCGATGGCTTCAATGGCCTTGCTTAAATTGCTCATAAATCAACCTCCTTAGAGGGTGTTTTTAGCAGTATTATAAACACTCACAAGGTCTTCTTGCTCGATAGTATCGAGACGAGTTCCCAATTCAGTCATTTTCGAGATGATACCGCTGTCGGTGTTTCCACCAGCAGCAGTGATTTTGTCAGCGATTTCCTTGAGTGTGTCGAGCTCTTCCGGTGCATTACCGATGATATCAGTCTTAACTTGTGTGATAGCTTGCGTCAAACGTTCTTCGGTAATACCTTGCGAACCCTTGTCAGCTTTGCTGGCAATCGATGCCTTGATTTCTTTGATATCAGCACCCACAGCTTGGGCGAAATCATGTAATTTACTCATTTATGTTTCCTTTCAAATTTTAGCTAGATTGTAGACATTAACGAGATCTTCCGTAGTTTCACTGCCACCAGTAATTAACCCGGAATCTCGCAATTCGTCCGCTAGTAGTTTTAGTTTAGGGCTCTTGTCCGATGGGATCGCACTGTCCGCATTTAGTGAGCTCTTAACTTTTACCTTAAAATTATTAGATGGAAAAATATGTCCATCCAGTTTAATTTCAAGATAGTAAGTGCCAGTAGCTACTACATTGCCCATTGAGAATGAGAACACCCCATTCTCAACAGTAACATCTTGATAGAGTGCCACCGTTTCGTCATTGGAAAGTGTCAGCTTACCGGTTCCGGACAGCTCCATGCGTTTACCATCGTACCCTAGAATTTCAAAACCAAAAACGGAAGTGGTGTCCCCACTTTTGAGGACATCACCGCCTTCAATTTGGTTAATCGAGGTCATGAGTTTAGCCATAAGCTAGTCCTCACGAGGTTGATGGTAGTTCAATGCACGCTCGCTGTCAGCGACACCCTTAGTTGTTGGGTCTGTAACGATTCCCAAAATTACCAGAATCACAACGAGAGTGTTTACACCCTCTTGAATATTGCTAGGGATATTAAGCCCGAATTGTTGCAACATAAGGAAAACTGCTGAGATAAGAGCTACAAGAGTAGCTTTGTTTTGTAGGCGTAGTTTAAAGTTAATCATTGTCTGTATTCTCCTTTTCTTCTGAGTTAAGAAAAAACTTCTCTTTATCAATATTTTTCTTAATATACTTGTCAATATAAGGGATTTCCACCCCTAGTGCTGATAGACTAGCCAAAATACTAGAGCCGTAAGCGGCAATCATGGCAAAGATAAATGTATCTAGGACACCGCCTAGATTCATGAATACTGCGAACGGGTAAAAGATGGCTACGAATGTAATCATGGCGGTATGGCTGACTAGCCCTTTACGAAATTTAGAGCTTGAAAACTCATGAGCGGCCCAAGCCCTCGACACACCGATAACGATGTCGCTAAAAATGATAATCATTAGCAGAAACACCCATAGATGCTCATCGATACCGTGTGCATAGAAGTCTCTGACCACATCGAAAACCCCAAAAATACCGTCTGGTTTCTGTGCCATCAATTCTCCTTCGGTTTGAATACCCATGCAGTAGCAAGCCCATTGTTTTCAAGTTCGCCACCCTTTGCAAAGCCAGTGAATGGTTGATTTTCGTAAGTGAACGACCCGTTAACTTGGATAAGTACCAGTTTGCCTTCTCCGTCCACTTCTTCGTGGTTCGGGTCTTCGATAGCGAAGATATCCCCGGCGTTAAATGCATCGCCTTTTTTAGCGACTGGCAACAATTCCAAGTATTGCTTGTAGATTGTGCCATACTGGATATTCTGACTCATTACCGCATTGAGAATGGACACGTTAGCGATTTTACGAGTTAACTCGCCTTGTTCAGCGACTTTCTCAGCTAAATTCAAGCGGCTGTCAAGGTCTTTAATCGATTCCTCTGACTTGGCTTGGTAGCGTGCCAATGCTCCAGCAGGGTCCAACTCAGTCGCTAAGATGTCCAGAATAAGCTGGATTTTAGCTTCATCCGTCTTGTTAGTATGGTCGCCTGGTACATCACGAGTCAACCACGTCGAGCCATCTTTGGACTGGATAGCAATCCTTGTTGTTGTCGGGTTGGTCAGATAGCTTGATGTGACACTGAAATTAGATTTGTTCATTATCCACTCCTTTCTGTGCTACCTCGTTAAAGAGGTCGTTAAGGTCAGAATCAGACGCTAGTACATTTTGATAGTGTTCTAGTTGTGATTTGACTTGCTCAAGTTCGCTAACTGTTGCCTGCAAGCGAGCCTTAAACTCAGCTTTCTCAATCGTCAAGTTAGCGTTCTGACTTGCGATGTCTTGAATCATTGAAGTGTAAATTTGTTCGTTCATAAATTCTCCTTTTACAACACCGGCATGTGGATACCGTAGTTATTGTAACCGTGCTGAATGAGTGTTTTTAGCTCGGTTGGCATTTTGATATTTCCTTCGAAGTGTTTGAACATCCGCCAAACCGCCGCAAGAGATTCGGTGATATTGATAGCTCCGGTGCTAAAATCTTTCCCGTTTTTTGGTGTCGCAAACTGGACTGACCAAATCTGTGAATCTTTTTCCATCATGCCCGGACGAAGTCGTTGCGTTACCGCGTCTAAATCCCATCCATCGTTAGTAAACGTATGTCTAAAATATGTTCTATCGCCATAGAGATGCAATGTATCGATGTCGTTGTTAGTGTTGTTCTGGATGACAACGCCAGAAAACGTCGTAGCATTATAAGCATCCGTCCCTTCACGGTTTGACCCGATAATGGTTTTTGAACGATAGTTGCCTTGGTCGATACTTGTCTCGTAGCGGATAAACTGTGCAGGATATCCGGGCTGAACACGTCTGATTGAAGCAGTATCTGCTCCCATTTGAAGATAGTTGCTATTCAAATCGAAGAACATTGAACCATTTAACGACTCAACCCGTCCACCACGATAATTAAGACCAGTAAACGTACCGCTAGTGATACTCTTGGCGTTTAGGTTGACGACGTCAACGAGTGAAGCGTTTAAGCGTCCGCTAGTGATTTTGCTTGCTGAAAGTTCACCGATTTTAGCTGAGCTAATAACACCATCTTCGATGTAGGTAGAGCCAGTGATTTGAACCAGTTTGCCATCGATTTTAACCGAACCGTCTTTATTAAGGTTGATTTGGTTAAGCACATCACCAGACCTTGTCAAATTCTTGACTGCCCATGAACCAGCAATCTGGGACATTTCGGACTTGGTAGCTTCAAGGCCAGTATCTAGCTTGTCTAGTTGCTTGTTAGTAACACCAAGATTAAACGCCCACTTATCCTCTAGGTTCTCCACCTTCCAAACTGTACCCTTGGCATCTTGGATAATCTGAGAAATAGACTGCCCATGTTCGCCAATGGTACGGCTGAAACTGTCAACGGTTGACTTGATTTCGTTGAACTTGACTGTTACCTCTTGACTTGCGTCTTTTGGAGACGGTTGCCAAGCACGGTCCATAGTTCCCTCATAGCAATCAAGCTCGGTGAAGAATAGCAACGACTGACTGCCGTTTGTCGTACCCGTATTATCGACACGGATGAAACCTTCATCACAGTCTCCGGAGTTAAAAGTGAAGTGAAATTTCTTAACACCGCTTGTTGATGGCGAACCGTCAAAGTGTTTGATATTGACAACCTTGCTAAAATCTTTGGTTTCGTTTGACTTGCGCCCAAGGAAATAGATATCCATCCCCTTTAGGTTGCCGCCTGCCAAAATTGAAATATTAAGAGAATAGTTAGTATTTCGCTTCACTGGAAATCTCAGCGTAGCGCTAGGCGTTGTTGTTGTTGTTGTTGTTGTTGAAAGCAAAAACAACGGCTTAGAACCGTTGTAATAGAGTGAATGACTTGATATAGATAGATTCGAGTTAGGTTGCGTAGCTACCCAATAGCCCCAACCGTCCAAGTTGTCCGGAAACGCTGAGTTACGGATCAAGTTCTCACCGCCAACAGAAAGTGTGTCAATTGACGGAATCTGCTTCTTGACCTCGCTAATAAGCTGCGTTGTCCCTTGCTCAGACTGTTGGATAAGGTTTGTTACAGCCGTAGCCGTCGCAAAACCTTTGTTATCAACCAATCTATTGACATCAGACTCTTTCAAAAAGCCTTTGCTATCAATAGCACTATCTAGGTCAACCCTAGACAGCTTTGTCTCAATCTTGCCAGCTAATGTGCTGATTTGCGTTTCAGCGTTAGTGACTTTATTCCCAAGGTTGTCAAAATCAACTCTTGAAACCTTTTGAGCGATAGAATCCGCTGTAACACGTAACTCTGCATTAGTCTGGTTGATCTTACGCTCTAGCTCTTGACCTTTAGACACTGCACTGTCAGCCGTAGCTTTGGCAGTTTGGACTTCTGTCCGGTCTGCTTTCAAACTAATTTTGTTATCAGTCTGAGTGATTGCGGTACTATTAGCCGCTACGCTCTTAGACAGTTTGTCAAAATCAGTCTTAGACACTTTTGATGATACTTCATCGACCAAGTGATTGACCGTAGTTTCAGCGTTAGTCATGCGGCTATCTGTTTCAGATTGTTTCTGAGATAGCTGACTGACACCCTGCTCGGTCTGCGTTATCGTCGTTTTAACCGTGCTGATTTCAGCTTCTGTGTCCTCTGGGGCCACTGTATGCTGCAAGGGAATGAGCGTCCCTCTGACCAACATAGGCGGTTTGATTCTTAGATAGCCGTTTCTAATAACTGTAATATAGAACGGCCATTCACCGAGGGTGATGTCCTTGCCGGCAGTGAAAATCAGCTTAACGTCAAACCACTCATTTTTGAGGTCTGTCGGGATATTGTAAGCAACTAGATTGTCATTGTTTTTATGATTTTTAATGATAATCATAGCGCCACGGTCAATGTCTACCCCGCTGTCGATGTAAACCGGAACCAAGAGCGAGAATGTTTCACCGGCTTTAATCTCTGGAATAGCCATGTTCCATGAGATACCACCGTAAACGTCGCTCGAATAGCTATGAGACTTGATTAGGAAAGCTTGCCCGTCCGTAGTAGTAGTAGTAGTATTTCCGCTTCCTCCGGGTTGACGGTGTAGATTCTCGAAATCTGCTGATTTCAAAATCAAGTTACGACTGCCAAAGTCTGTCGGGATCTTACTATCCACACGGCTAATCTCAGTAGTGATCTTATTTCCTAGTTGAGTGATTGAGCTCTCAGTCGTCGCAAGTCTCTGAGTAGCATTATTAAAATCGCTTGTCTTCACTCGTTGGCTAATCTCGTTAGCTTGCTGAGTGATACGACTTTCTGCGTTTAGCACTCGATTATTGACATTGTCAAGTTCTTGCTTATTGGCTTTGGATGCAATCATGTCCGCTTGCTGAGTGATAGACGTTTCAGCACGATTCACACGCCCTGTCAGCGTGTCTACGTCCTGCTTATTGGCTTTCTGGCTGATTTGCCCAGCCTGCACTGTCAACGAGCTCTCAGCCTTGTTTAGACGCCCAGAAACAGCATTGACTTCCTCTTTGCTAGCTTTGGCTGAAATCTGCCCTGCTTGCTGTGTCAAAACCGTCTCAGCATTAGACACGCGCTGACTGACTTTGTCAACGTCTTGCTTGCTAGCTACTGAAATAAGAGCGTTATTGATTTTGGCAAACTGTACTGACGTATCGTTTGACAATGTACCAATAGAACCCTTTAGAGCTTCAACTCTCTTTTCAGTCTCTGATAAGTCCGTGTTTAGCGTACTTTTAGCATTATCAACCAGTTTGACAGCTTCTGATAGTGCGTCTTTTTTAGATGCAGCAATCTTCTTCTCTGTCTCTGCACGCTCGACGGTGTCCAAGTAACGAGCTTCTGCGATAACTTCACTCTTAACGTCGTTTAAGCGGTTAAAAGCGTCCTCTGCGGTTGATTTAGCTGAACTAGCTAATGTTTCCGCATTAGTAGCCTTGGCTGTGATTTCAGCAACCACTCTGTCGTGTTCTGATTGCTGTTTAGCCATGTCGGCTGCGACTTTCTCGAATTCTTTCTTGATTTTGTCTTGAAGCCCCGTGCCGTCCCATGTTCTCAGTACCTCTTGCCACATTTCCCCAGTCCAGCGATACATGATAGTGTGTCCCTCATGTTCTGGGTCTGGTTTGTACCAAGAATCATTGATTAGGACTTGTCCAGGGTGAGATTCTGTTGGATCAGTGCTTGTGTACCAGTTATGGTTAAAACCATTAGCTGACGGGATAAACTCTGGCAGCTTTTTGACAAACTCAGTAAACTCACCAGCTTTAAACTCGTCAAGAGCCTTGTTGACGGTACTCTGTACCTTTGCGTCATTGCTCTCGCTAACTCGGTCCCCTAGCTTGATGTCGCTAGATTCGTTGTTTAAGCGGTTGAATGTGATTTCAAAGATACGTGTATCATAATCAAGGTGTCTGTCATGTCGGACCACTCGGATAGTGTCACCAATTTGGACGCCCTTGAGATAAACCGTTGACGTTTTAAGTGTCAGTTTAGGTCTTGAAGACTCAATCAAAGCATCGTAAGTCTGCTTGATAAGTTCGTTCTTGTCTTCTTCCTCGCTAAATTCGACAAAGCCAATCTTTGGGCGCATCTTGCCGTCTGGTTGTTTAATGCCGTATTTAGCGGTCATTTCTGGAATTTCAAGGTATTTCTGACCAAGGGGCTTGTCTAGTGGGTCCCCTTTGGCTTTTGACCAGACAACTTCCTCGAAGTTGATTTTGCGTCCGTAACCGTCAGCATCTTTGCCGGTGTCTTCCGCCGAGCTGACTTGTTCCCCTTTACCACGACCAACCAAGGCGGTGTATAGGTTTGTCTTTTCAACTTCTTGCAGAATTTCAAGGGCGTTATGACCGTAGACAACACGCTTACCGACTGCTTCACCTATTTTGTGCTTGAAATCAATGTATCTAGCGCCAATCTGACTGCCGTTCATTTCAACAAAGAACTGCATCTCTAGGCCCCACACCTTGCACACTTTTTTCAGTGCATCAAATGTGGAAATGTAATAGAAATTAGTGCTCTTTGGGTTTGTTTCAGCAACGAAGCGAGGGGACCAGTTTGTGCCAGTTAAAAGCCATTCGATGACTGGTCTAGCACGTTGGTCTGTTGGGCGTTTGTCGTAAACGACTGTCTTGCGTAATTCCTCAATGCCAGACTGAACACCAATAAGCGTTGTGATATCCCCTTTGGTATTGCCTTGGGCAATGTAGAAGTAATGGAATTTATGCGTATCGTCGATTGACTGAATAGCCATGTATTCCAGTTTTGCCAGTTCATCATCCTTCAAAGCTTTCATTTCGACAGTCAAGCGGTCTGAAATGTAGTTTTCAGTGGTAAGACTGAATTTCTGCAAAGCCTTCTTAATTGCAGGTTTGCGAATAATCTTGATAAGTTTTTCGTCCTTATCGAATAAATAGATCATAGACTTTCATCCCTCCACTGTACCTCACGGATAGTTACATTCTTGCCTGTCAATCTGTCGCCGTCCTTCACATAAAACTGCTCAAGCGGGCTAAATCGTTGTAATTCACTTAGGATATTACGTCCGTCGTAAGTAGCTGTCACTTCTTCTGTACCGAATTTAATGACGATTTCCTTATTAGCTGCGTAGCTACCCTTAAACGATAGCTTGGTTTGACCGTTGATAATTTCAAATTCCGTTGCCGCTGTAGATGTCACGGCTACAATCTTCTCAGGTATTACCTGCTTAGCGTAAGTTAGATAAACAACGTCGTTAGAACGCTCTGGAACCCGTTTTTTATAGCCGTCTGGCACTAGCAAAACGAAACTGCTAATGACTGAAAGCCTATCTTCCTCGACTTCGTCCGCTTCCTTGAATATTGCGTAGTAAGTGAAATCCGGCTCATCGTCAAATGTGACTTCAAGATAGCCGCTAGGCCCTACCTCTCTCAAAATGCGGTTAAGCTCTCGGAAAGAGGTCCTCATGACTTGGCTAGTAACCGTAGTTAACTGATACTTAACTTCAATCTCACGCTCTGAGTCATTAACACTGTCCACCCAGACACCACGTCGCCCAGGAACACGAGTAGTTGAAATTTCACGATTGAGCAATGAACGTCCCTTAACTGTGAGCTGTCGATACCCTTGGATGATATCTTCTATAGGCGTCCCGTTGATACGCATGTTATCAACCGGCGCTCTTTGCAGCACCGTTGATTCCGTGCGCTTCAATGAAGCATAATCATACATTAGCTAAAACCTCTTTTCTCTCTTAATAGTTATCAAGCATTAATTCCATTGATTGAGCGTTAGTGATGTCCTCAGTAAATGCTCTGTAAGTTGTATCACCCATTTTTAGAACGATATCCGCTGCTTGTTGGGTGACTGACATCTTGCCGCCATTGAATGAAACGGATGGATCATACCCTGCCAAACGACCTAGCTGACCGTCCATGTTTCCGAGCTCATCAGTGATGGCTCCGTTGATATCTTGACCGGTGAATGCGTCGATAGCACCTTGAGCCATATAGCGCATTGAACGGGCTACTTGGTCCGCTTTGCTATCAATACCGATGATGAAACCTTTATCCGTGTAGATACCGAATTGACGGAACACACGGGATGGTGATTTGATACCAAGCAAGGCTTTAGCTCCATTAATCGCATTACTTACCGCGCCTTTAACTGCCGAAATCAGCTTGCCGGCTGCGGATGTAACCCCGCTAACGAAACCGCTAATCAATTGAGAACCGACGCTTGCAGCTTGTCCAACGAATCCACGGGCTGCACTAAGTGCACCGCTGAACGCTGAGCGGACCGCTGAAATGATACGCTGACCGGCACTTGTTACCGCTGATACCACGGCACTAAATCCGCTAGTGATAGCTGACTGAATTGAGCTCATGGCGCTGCTTACCGCTGATCTAACAGCACTCCAAGCTGAGCTGATAATGCTCTGAACGGAACTCATAGCACTTGAAACGATTGACTGGATAGACGACCATGTACTCGATACAGTGCTAGCAATCGCACTCAGTACACTGCTGATAAGCGACAGGATGGCGTTCCAAATCGCACTGATAGTGGCTTGAATAGCTGACATGATTGACGAAATAGCCGCTTGGACTTGCGAGAAGTTACCAGTAACCAACCCGACAATAGCAGCCAATACACCAGCCAAAACAGCTTGAATACCGGTCCAGATAGCGTTCCAAATTGCTTGAATAGCTGACAAGGTACTTGAGATAATGCTTGAGATACCGGCCATTATAGGTGACAGAATAGACATGATTGTATTCCAAATCGTTGAGAACACTGTCTGGATAGCCGTCCATGCTGCAGACCAAATGGACTGAATCACGGCAATACCGGCACTAATCACACCGCTAATGGCAGTCATAGCTCCGCCAGCGATTTGTTGCAGCAATGCCCAAAGCGTTTGGAATGGAATAGCTAACAATGCCCATGCTGCGTTCCAGATAGCGAGAATAAACTGAATCCCCGCTTGGATAATCGGACCAATGGCATTGATACCGATTGAAACAAGAGACTTGATGCCTTCCCACACTGTAGACAAGATGGTTTTGAATGTCTCCCACGCTCCAGACCAGTCACCTTGTAAGATTTGCATAGCCATCTTAATGATGTTTAACACGATTTCAAGAGCCGTGGAAATGACAGTGGTAATAAGTTGCCAAGATGTAGAAAACAATGTAATAAGCAAATTCAAGCCAGTTTGAACCACTGGGAGAATAGCGTTCATGACACTTTCAATTATGCCCTTGAACATATTCCAGTAAGTTGTCGCTGTCTGCATAATCAAGGCGTGGTTTTCGTTCCAGAAGGAAGTCAACTGGCCCCAGATTGACATGACAAACGACACAATTGCTTGAACGGCGTTAGTGATTGCACTCTTAATGGTTTCCCAGATTGCAATGACTTGTGAACGGAAATTCTCGTTATTATTCCACAAATCAACAAGCGCCGCTACTACCATCCCAACCGCTAACGCAATCCCAGCGAACGCAGCAAGGGCAGCAGCAGAAACACCACTGGCAGCACTACCAAATGAAACCATCATAGCTTCGCCGCCTTCAAAAGCCATTGAAAAATCTTCTACTGCTGCTGTACCGCTTGAGAAGAACCCTGCAAGCGAGCTGATGGCGCCACCGATTGTGCTTAGTGCAGAAACGACGTTTCCGACCCAAATGATTAAGGTTCCAAGTATTGCTATAATGGGCCCTGCTGCTCCAACGATAAGTGCCGCCCATTTAACCCAGCCGTCAACAGGCAGATTGTCCCAGATAGTCCCTAGAACACGCACCACATTGTCTTTGAATGTGATGATAGTCTGCTTCATGTTTTCCATTAGCTGCTTGATATTAGCTTCGTTATTACCAAGACCGGCCACTAAGTTTTCAGCGGCTGCCTTCATGGAATTGAACGACCCCGAAACGGTTGTACTTGCTTCTTTTGCGGTCGTTCCGGTTACTCCAAGTCTATCTTGAGTAATACCGATGGCATCAATCAAGGTATGGAATGGAATGTCACGGATATTATCAGCTGTGGCCTCAAATTCACCATTCAAGACACCAGATTCATTGACCAAACGAGCCATTTCGGACATGGTACCACCGTAACCAAGTTTCAAGTTATCCAGCATGGAATAGTTGTCTTTGGCAAAACCTTGATAAGCGTTTTGAATGTCCGTCATGTTAGTGCCGAACTTGTTCGCATTATCTGACATTTGGACAAGGGCTTTATCCCCGTATTTCGCAGCCTTGGCAGTGTCCCCGCCTAGACCTTGTAGCAAAGTAGCTGAGAACGATGTGACCTGCTCCATGTATCTGTTAGCAGACACACCAGCCGTCCTATAAGCTCGGTTGGCGTTCTCGATAACATTGGTCCCCTCACGGTCCATTGTGTTATAAAGCGCTTGGGCTTGCTCCCTGGTCATGCCGTAATCTCTGGCAAGTGTATTGACACTTGAGCCATTCTGTTTGAACAGTGTAGAAACACCGCCTAACGATTGCTCAAGGTCTGCATAACCTTTGATTACGGCCGTCAGACCTCCGACCATGGGCAGTGTGAAAGCTGTAGTCATCCCAGCTCCGACTGACTGCATGGCGCTACCAACTGACTTCAAGCTGCTACCAACTTGAGCAAGCATGCCCCCAGACTGATTTCTCAAATCAGCAAGGGCAGACCGGGCAGCGTTGACGCCGTTAGTGAAATCACTTGAATTTGCCCGGAGTATGGCCGTAACGTCAAAAGATGCTCCCATTAACTACCCCCTTTCTTTTTGTTGATTGATGATTCTATTCTTATCAGCTAACGAAAGCATTCGATTCTTAGGCGCAGTGTCCTCTGGTTTAAATATCTTACTGAACTCTTTTTCATGGTCATAAAACTCATTAAAGGTTCTGTAAGCTGAGCGAACACTCTTGCCCTTGCCTTTGGTAGCTTGCACGGTCTGGTTATACCATGCTTGGATTGCTGCATTGAAGCGGATATCCTCTTGTTTAATTGCGTAGGCGGTATTGTATACCTCAAATTCAACAAGAGTTGTCCTGGCAGCTTCAACGTAGCTCATGCCGTGCCTTGCAATCAATAGAGCCATTGCGTCATCATAGCTGAAATCATAATCTGGTTGACTTTGCCCTACTCTTGAACGTTCATTGCGAGTTTGAGTAGGGATGACGCTTTTAACTCGTCGATAATAGAGTCGATTGTCTCCTTGTATTTACCTTTGTCAATCAAATCAGCAAGATAGGCTTCAATGTCAGCATCACTTGGCTTTTGTGGCGCTGTAATCGTACCAGCTTTGATGATATCTACAAATGCAAGAGGGTCGTTGATAGCAACACCGGCTGAAATCAATGTCATAGCCCCGTAGCCAGTCTTCATGCCTTCAAGCTCTGCTGAGTGCAATTTGTTGATCTCACGCAAGAACGCAAGTCCGAAAATCAAATTAAAGTCTCGTCCGTTGATAGATAGAATCATGTTTTATTTCTCCTTTATACAAAAAAAGCAAGGGCACAAAGCCCCTGCAGTTAGACTAGATAGATGAAACTAGGCTGTCTTCTTTAGCAAGAGTGTGGTAGTCGTATTGAGCGCTTGCGACTGCTTTCTTCTGAGCTTCTGTCAAGCTGTCAGTTGAAATAATACCGTTGCCGTCGATAGCCATTTCATAAGAAAGCTCCACTTTGTCGTCAGCCGGTGCTGAAATTTCAAAGTTCTTAAGATAGCCTTGGTAATATTCAACGTCATAGACATCCTTGCCACCAGAAGTGCGTTTTGAAGCAAGGTCAACTTGCCAGCACTCTACTTTTTCGCCTGCAATGAACCATTTACGCATTTCACGCCACATTTCAGTAGTTGTGCCATCCTCACGATAAGCAAGTGATACGAATTCCCCAGACACTTCACCGTCTGAAATAGAGTTAACTACACCGTCTTTGGTTTTGGTTGTTTCAACCTCTTTCTCAGCATTGATAGTGTGTTCTGTTTGGAAACGTACTTTAGCAGCGTCTTGCGTCTTTTGGTCTTTAACACGACGGAAAAAGACCATTAGGTCTTTACCCAAAATAAGTTCTGCCATTTATTCCTCCTTTTTGGTATATGAAAATGAAAAATCCAGCACAATGTGAATCAATGGCTGGACGTCTGTATTATCTGGTAAAGCTTGCTTGTCTGTACCAGTTTTCAATAAGTTGTATTCAAACCCTTTAATTCGTTCGCTAGCCTGTTCTAACGCTTGGCAGTAGGTGTCTAACTCTGCACGCTGCACTCTAGTCCCGTAGATATGGACGGTTTGTCTTATCGTTCCAAAATTGTCGTTATTGAGTGTAGGTGCTGAGCTATTCTCACCAATGAAAGCGAAAGGATAGCTTGCGGATGAATCGGGTAAGTAGTCGTAAGTTGCTAGCGTCTCACTAGCAATAGCGAATAGATTTCTGAATAAGTCGTGGCTAGGTGTCATTTAAAGGCTCCTTCCATAACTTTCCGGATTTGCTCCGTGAAGTAAGGCTCGATTTGTTGCATCATTGGACGCATAAACGGCTTACCGGGCTGATAGCGTGTCCCAAACTCTTGAAAACCGCTATAAGAGGCGGCTGAATGAATGTGTGATTCTTCACCCATGTGCCTAGTGGTGATATTAGCTCTCAAGAAACCGGTATCCACTGGCGCAAGACCTTTTGAAATGCTCTTGCCTTTCTCAGCTGAGTTTTTAAGAGCGTTTTGAGCTTGTGTTCTAACTCCTTGACTTGCTTTGTTTAAAGCGGCAGCGAGGACTGTGTCCCCTCTCCACTCGATTGTGAAATTAGCCATTTAGCTCACCTCGTTTCAATCGGATTGCGCCTTTTATCGGTGCGTCAATGCGTTCGATAGGATAATACTTCTTACCCTCGTATAGAGCGTAGTCAAACGGCTTCTGCTCTTGATCGAATCGGCATATCATGACCACGTCCGACCTACTCCCGTAGGCTTCAAATACACGCTGTTGGTCAATAAAATTGACTAAACAAGGCACAATCTTGCTAGACTGTGCCTTTTCTTCGTGCTTATCAGTGATTGGGTTGTAAGTCGAAACACCTTGCTTCACTAGCTTAATGCGGTGTGGTGTTTTCATAGAAACTTCACCTTACCTTTTCGAGCTAACGAGCCATCTAGGCCAAAATCTTTATCCAGAATCTTTCTGTAAGGCTTGAACATGTCGTCCCAATCCTCGTAGGTGACTGAATAGCCGTCTACGTTTTCGGTTTTGACACCCTCTGACCCCTTACGACCATAGAGTTTGTAAACCACATTTTCGATGATGAAATGATATTTCTTGTCAATCTCGGTTGTTCCGACTAATGCTTTGAAATAACTCTCAGCGTCGTTGACTAAGTCTTCAATCAATTCATCCTCAAGATCGTCTTCAACGTCGATACCCAACCGACGCTTAATCTTTTCGAGCTGGATATCGTTCATTTTAGACCTCCTCCGCAGCCTTTAGAAGTTCTTCTAAATCTGCTTTCTTTGCTTTGGCATCGTACTCGACACCAGCTTCATCAAGTTTTGCTTTGAGCTCTTTGACTGTAAGCTCTTTTGACGGCTCGACTGGTTCGATACCGCCTTTTTCAAGAACCTCTGCCACGCGCTCTTTAGATGGCTCATAGCCTTCTCGTGGATAAACTTCCCCGGCTTGATAGATATACTCGTTATCTTGCAAGTCACGGAATGTAATCTTAGCTTTATAGGTCATTTAAACCTCCTGACTAGACCCCTACTGGTTGGATCGCTGCAAATGCTTCGTCGTTTGGAATCGCTACGGCAATTTCAAAGATTGCACGAAGTGCTTGCATGTCTTGTTCAAACAAGTGAACGTCCCCAGAATCAAGTGTGCCATCATTTTGAACTTTAGACAAAGTAGCTTGGTCTGCGATTTTAAGACGCAAGTTAGTCCCATTTGGAATACCGTAAACCAAACCGTTGAAGTTACCAGTGATCAAAGTGCCTGCTGGGTAAGTTTGTCCATCTTGCAATTGAAGTTGAGAATATGGAAGGCCATCAAGCTCACCGATTGCATTAGGGTTGGCTGGCTTAGTGAAGATGTGTTGACCGCCGTTCACGTTGTCCACAATCCCACGAAGTGTGCGGTTGATTGTGCGGTGACCTACGAATGCGTTAGGTTCTTTTTCTGATTTATCTTCAACATCATAGATGTTATTGAGGTTGATGTCGCCAGACACGATGTTTTGAGCACGTTTAGCAGACGCCAAAACGTTAGCACCGAATGGGTTGTTATACAAACCAAGGAACGCAGCCCCGTCGATTTTCTTGTTAAACAAGTCAACGATCTTGTCCTTGATAGATTCGAAGAAGTCAGTCCAAGTGTAGTTGAGGACTTCTTCTGTCACTGGCAAGATAACCGCCAATTTGCGAGATTCAAGAACGTAAGATTTAGTTTGTACTTTTGCTGTACCGATTTTTTGACCTTCACCCACGAAGTAAGCGTCTGTCAATTGACCAACTTCAACACCTTTGCGGACCATTTTGCCGTCCATTTCAACTTTTTGGCCAAGTTGAATAAGTTTTGAAGTTTTAACGAGTTCGTCAGTGAATAGATCAGTGATTTGTTCTGATGTGACCTCTTTTCCAAGAGAATCAGACAATAGGACTGTGTCTGGATTGAATTTTTGTTGAGCCATGCGCTCTCCTTTCTTAAATTAGAAATTAGTGATTTTGGCTTTGTCAAACTTGTCTTTTCCACGATGAGAACGCCCTTCCTCTCCGCCGCTAGTGCGAGGTGGTAGAGCTTTGGCTTCCTCTCGTTTCTGCAAGTTTAGAATGTTAGCCATATTTGAAACAGCTAACTTGGTAGCTTCTTCGTCGCCTTTGACAACAAATGCAAGCGTTGACTCATTAACGGGGACGCCTTGAGCTTCGAGCTCTTTAATAGCGACATCCTGCATTTGACGTTGAGCGATTTGAGCTTGAAGTGCTGCAATTGTGCTCTGTGCTTCTTCGAATTCTTTATCACGCTGTTTCTGTTGCAGCTCTTGAAGTTCTTCTTCACTCATTTTAGCTTTAGCAACGGCTTCCTCGATTTGAGATTGAATACCGGTCTGCATATCAGCAATTTCAAGAGTGTGTTTCTCTTCCATCTGCTTGAGTCTACGCTGCATTTCAGCAACTGACACCATTTTCTCCTCTTTTTCTGGTTGGCTAGCTTCAACCTCTTGAGGATTCTCAACTGTTTCAAGTTCTTTTTCTGCCATGATAGGCTCCTTTCTTTACGCTTTAACGTCCAACCTCGACGAACTCATGCAGCTTTTAGTGTCCTCAGCACGGTCTGGACAAGGGGTTATTCACCCCAAACGCCGTTGACAGCTTCTTCGTCAAGAGTGCTGCCGCCAGCTTTATATTCCATTTCGATATGTCCATACGCTGAACAGCGACAGTTTGGGTGCATCGGGTACATGTTAACCCCTTTTTCTGCCTTGTTAATTGGTATAGCTTTTTTATCCAAAGGTTTACAGATATCGCAAGCCCCGCTTTCTGCTACATAGATTAAATGTGTGAAGTTATTCTCTTTCAACATCATCAATTCTGTATCAGCATTAATGCGAGCTATTTCGGTCTTGAGCAATCGTTGGGCGTTGGCTTGGCTTGTGTTATATTTCTTAGCTAACCGCTGCCGTTCCTGCTTAAAACCGTCCATGTCGGTGAAGATACGCGCTAACGAGCTAAACACATCCTTCTGCATGTTTGCATGAAGTCCATTTCTGCCCCAAACTCTACGACTAAAATTCTGTCCGTAGAAATCAGCGTCTAAAATCGCTCTCATGCGACTTACTGCATTGACGGCAGAATTGCCCAAGATACCCGCTTGACGCTTAAATTCGGCTAAATATTCGTTCTCACGCGCCTCGTCAAAGACTTCGTTGACGTCTGATATAAGGCTAGCTATTTCAAGCCTTAATTCTGCTTTGAGTAGCTCCAAACGGCTGACTTTCATTTTGAGGTTAAACAGTCTTAGCCATTGGTTAGTGCCGTGTGAGAAATCTTTCTCGACTACTGCCTTTCTTGCTCGGTCTCTGTACTCAGTAACATCGAACTCACTAGCTCGCTTCATAGCTTCGGCACGACTTAGCCCCTCTTTGTCAGCGTAGCGCATGTAAAAGCCGTTTATTTGGCTCTGCATACGGCTATAAGACGCTTGATAAAGCTCTTTTAAGACCTTGTCACGTTCTATGTCACGCTTGATTAGGTCTGATTGCGCCTTTCGTTCAGCATTGTAGCGCTCATTATTCGTCATCATCCTCAACACCTACAATCTGACTAACTTCTAGATCAGTAGCCCCGCCCTCTTTGAGCAAACGGCTCTTTTCTTTGCGAGCGTCGGTGAAGCTAGCTGATTCCATCAGTGTCTCTTGCGAGATTTCCATACCAGAATTGATAGCTGATTGAATCTCAGCCCATACGTCCGTTGGCAAATTCTCATGGAACGTAAATGTCAGCATGTCAGCGTCCACTGGTTCAATACCTTTAAGATTGTTAGATAGCAACTCAAGCAGCTTATAGCGTCTTCGAAGTGCCTTAACAAAGAACCCACGCTTAACTGCTGTAACTTGCTGCAAATCAACTAGCTTGTAGCGGATAGCAATCCCAGACGTAGCTGAGAAAGTCGAATCGTCTTGCAAGTTAGGTAGTCCGACAATGCGGAAGAAGTCTTTAATCAAACGTGATTTATACGCTTCAACACCGCTGACATCGTATTGCTTGTAGATATAGCCGGCATCTAGTGACGTTTGCTGTCCGTTGTGTCCGACACCACTCTCAAGCACTAGCATGTTAGCGTGTTTCATTTTCATGATGTCAGATGCATTCATACCCGTACTTTCAACATCTCCCTTGATAACTAGCATGGCATCGTTAAGGTCTGACATATAGTTAGCCGTGTCAGATTCTGCTGCGTCATAAGCGTCAATGATTGGAATACCTTTCTCCCAGTCTCCCGAACGCTCTCGGTTGTTCTGCCATTCAACCACTGGCACCATTCCGAACGGGTTTTCTTTTCGTTCGATTTCCTGCCAGTTTGGATCATAGCTAACAATCTTGTTGTCCGTATAGACCGTGACAAACATTTCACCGTTGTAAACTGGGCAATGCACAGCCGCAATGATATCCTTTCGGACGTCTGCACTGCGGATTGTGAACATCTCTCTTGTGTCAATCAAGACCACTGCAGGATTGCCAAACTCGTCATAATAATGCAACTCAAACGCTCGCCCAAAGCGTGAAGCGTCATAGACTAATTCACGGTTAAGGGCTTCAATGTCGTTGTAAGCGTTGAAATCGTCAATAGCCGTCAAGTCGCTATTAGCATCAGTGGCTCCGATTGAAATAGGCTGCCCCACTGTATAACCGGTAAAAAAGCGGCTAGCTTGTCCCCCCAGGTCATGCCTAATACGGTAGTCAGCTTTCTCTGGTTCTAGTCGTTTACGACCATTTAGAATGGTGTAGTTGTTCCCGTTTGAGTAGCTCTCTAGGATATTCAAGCGGTCTATCTGTCCGTCTTGGAACTGAACTACCATCTTCTCTAACTTCTCACGCCCTTGGAACGTGTCCACTAGGTCGTCCGCTGATTGAGCCATGAAGTGGGTGTTAGCTTCTTTGGGAAAGCGAAGAAAGTCTTCACGCTTTTGCAAGCTAGTCGGCTCCATGTCACGCTCGAATTGGTACGATCTAGGGATATACTGGCCTTCATGCAAAATATCGTCAGCACTATGTGTTGTATTCGTCATTCTATCTCCTTATCAGTTTGTTAACCCTTCTAATCTTAGCGTCTACGTCCTGTCTGTCCTTGACGAAAATAAGGTTTTGAAGTGCGTATCTAATAGCGTCGATACAGTGGTTATAACTATCACACGGCTTGTTGATATACTCGTTTGTATGTTTATCTTTCTGCCATGTATAGTTCTCAAGCTCCTCAATCGTCTTGACGCACCTTTCATCGACAATGATGTCTAATTGCTGCAAGAACTGAATCCCTTGAAGGACCGAACCTTTACCCTTATCTACTGGAATAGCTCGACGCAATCCCAGTGTTTGCAATTCTGCAATAGATTTCTGCTCCGCTGAGTCAGCCATAATCACCTCTTTTGAATAGCCAAGGCTAGTGATGGCTTCTGCTATTTGGTTGTTAAGCAAGCCCTTTTTGACATATTCCTCAAGGATATATAGCCGCTTGTTCTCTCGGTCTATTTTGACGTGCATAAACGCCGTGGGGTCGTTAGTAAACCCAAAGTCAAGACCAAAAAAGGACGGTAACTGTTTAAGTTCGTCCTTGTTAAGTAATCTCTTTTCGTATTTTGGAAAAACTAGTTTGTCGAGTGTTGCGAATTCACCCAAAGCATAGATTTTGTAGTAGGCTTCGTTCCGATTCGCTAGTTCCTCGATATTCTCCTTGGTCAAGTCGTCCAGGAAACGATTGGCCTTATACGTTGTTTGGTAAACCACTGTATTCTTAGGGTTCTTCACAAAGAACGCATTATATACCCAGTTAGCTTTAGAAACAGGGTTAAACATCAAATAGATTTGTTTCTGCTTGTGAGCTTTATCCCTCAAGCGAAGTGTCAGCTGTGTATAATCATCAAGCGTAAACTCTGACGCTTCTTCCATAACCACGTCCGAAATGCCTTTGATAGACTTAATCTTCTCTGGGTTATCCATCCCTTTAAAAATCAGCTCAGCACCGTTTGGCAATTCGATTCGGAATGCGCTCATGTTAACTTTGCATAGATTAAGTACACCGAAATAAGACAGCGCTGCTTGAACGTCAGCAAATACCGAGTCACGAACAGTGGAACCTACTTTTCGCAATATCAATATCTTTCGGGGTTTGTCCCACTTTTTAAGAGCTTTAAGGACAATCTTCTGGAAGACCCCATGGCTCTTACCGCTTGACGCTCCACCGTAATGTACCTCAGTGAATGTGTCGTAATCAAATAGATGTTCATAGATGTGACGGTTAAACACCCTGCTTGGATTGATTTCAAGATTAATCGTCATTCCATTCACCGACATTAATATTGATATCTTGCGTTACATCGGCTTCGACCTTATCTGTCCACATTCTGTAACGTTTACCGATATCAACTGCCGCAGCTCGACGGGTGGCAACATTCGGCTTAGCTTGAGCAATGCGCTGCATACCCTCACCATCCAGGACAAGTAAGGGTTCTTCAACCTCACCACGCATTACGGCAGTGAGAAATTCCATGACCTCTTGTTGATCCGCAACACGTTCCGACTTTAATTTTTCAAGCTGCTCGTCTATATAAGCCTTGATGTTAGCTTTAGCAAGCAGTCTGCTTCCGTTAGCTTTCGCAACATCATTGTTCTTAATATTAGGATAAGCCTTCTTATACGCTTGCGAAGCATTTAGGCTGATGATGTACTCATCGGCAAACTTCATTTGTTTCTCGGTCATCCCATTTTCCATCAACTCCTTTCTGATACTGAAAAAGACAACCCACAAAGTGAGCTGTCTCTGATTTTCTTCGATAATATAATAATACCACTTTAAACAGTTGTAAGATACCGTGCTTTATCCGTCAAAATACCGTCATTTCAACATTCTACAACTAATTTGCCATCTCTATACAATTCAGCAAATGCTAGGATAGCATTATTAAGTAGCTCTTGAAAAGCCGTTCTCTCGAATCCGATTGCCTGGGCGATTTGCCAGTTCGGTTTCGGTGGATAAGCTAGATATTTCTCAATCAGTATTCTGCGATAGTCTGGGCGATATAGCCCACTAACTGCTTGCTCTATGGCTTCTAGCTCGTTCATTGCATCAACTCGCCTAACTGCAATATTTTCCACCGGTCTACTTACCCCACTGCCACCTCTGGGCATGAAGGTAAACTCTTGTGTTATCTTTTGTTCAGCGCTATCGTGTGCAATCTCTCGCCAGCGTGGATATTCTCGAAGTTTTCGCTTGCAACGTTTGATTGTTGCTTTTTCATCAATTTCCGGCAATAGCATTTTAAGCCCTCTCTGGTATAATAGTAGTGTTGATTTCCAAAGAGTGCCGGCCATTGTGTCGGTCTTTTTTTATTTTAGCCCAAGAAACGTTAAGAGATTTTATTGAAAAGATAGAATACGTATTTATTCTTTGGGTGTTTCTCGAGCCTTTTATTACCTCCTTCTAGCCATAGACACCAGCAAGGCCTTTGGCTATTTTGTAATGCAAGATATCAATAAGAAAGAGGGTTTTTCACATCCTTTTTTCTTAAATTTGCTGGGTTTATTCGGACAAGGTCTGTCAGCTTGCCCGGTGTTAAAAAGTGTCTCTTGGATGTTTTGACAGACAATAGCTAGCAAGGGAGTCGAACCCTCATAAACCGTTCTAGCTACACGCCTAGTGCATAGGCTTTATATAAGGCTTTTCTGACCGTGATTTTATTACGTCCAACCTTGCCCTTGGTGCGATATTTAAGTATGATGCGATCAACTTCATCGTCCAACCTCTCGCTCCATTCATAGTTATTAAATACATAATCAATAATTTTGCCGAATAACTCTCTCGAAAGTAGTCCTTCCATTTGAATTGCCTTCAACGGAGTTAGGGCGGCTTTCTCCGCATAGCACAGATTGAGGGCGTTTTGGGTTCTGTTAGCATTTTTCTGGTCGCAGCCCTTGACCTCTCTAATGTAGTTATTTAGATTGTTAGGGTGTTCCTTGCGTAGTTCTTCCACTTCTTCTTGGAACCGCTTGAAAAGTTCCTCTGGCAGTCCTGCATTGGTTTTATCCAAAACGGGGCGTGTGGTTTTGCCTCTTGTGTAATGCGTAGACAGATAGTCTTGAAGGTCGTCGAATAGTTCATAGGAGATAATGCCTTCTAGTCTGTCGACAGTTTTGGGCGATATCCTCGCACGTTCTACGACTGCACTGTTAAATGCTTGGTAAATGATACGAGCTTGTACTTCACTGCACTGTTTCACATCTTGGAAAAACTGCTTATAAGAGCCTTTTTTATGTGCTTGTTTGAGTGCTTCATGCTCACTGACCAACCGTTGATATAATTCCTCGGTCAGTCCGGAATATTTGTATCTCACGCTCATGAGCTTACTTCTACCAGTTCCGGATTCTCGTATATATCCCCTGCAATTTCGCAGTCGGTATGTCGTAGCCACAATTCACATCCGTATTGCTTAGATTCAAGGCGATATGCTCCGCCTCGATGTCTTACAACTTCGTAATAAGTTGGCTCAGAATAGACATTCTTAGCCATTTTGACTACATCCCCTTCGAAGATTTCTTTGCCATTTTTGTCAGTCAGTCCAGTTGATTGCATGATGGTTAGATGGTCTACGAAGATATAATCTGGGGCGTTTGTGATAAAATCCTGCTCAACCGTTACAACTTCCCCGCTTTCAGTAACTGCAAAAGTGTCTTTAAACATTTCTTTATTCTTTTCGTCCCACGCTCTAAATTTAGGTATCATTGTCCTCGCCCCCTTAAATAACTCGGGATATCATCCCCGACTTGCACGCTATCGTACTGCTCTTTGCTCACTAGAAACTTACCATACGCCCCACAATCGAGCGTGTAGAGCTTGCCTACCATAGATTTTCCAGTGACCTTGCCATGTAATTCAACGGCATTATCAGCCTTATGGATAACCACTGTCTCGATAGGTCGGTTAACCACTCGTAGAACAGTAGTAACGTTAATCGCTAGTGAGACCAGTAGTAGAATTGTCGCTATCGTTAGATCTTTATGTTTCATAAATACCTCGCTATTTCTTTAATTACATTGACGGTCACGCTATTGCCAGCTTGCTTGTATAGCTGACTGTTGCTATTGACCTCTTGCGCCTTGTCAAATGCCCAGTCGGGGAAACCTTGCAATCTCCAACATTCCCTAGGGGTTAGCTTGCGAATACGGAAGTTAGAGGTTCCCACACCTTGGTTATCACCAGTTACTAGCGTGTTAGCTATGCCCTCGCCAACTCGCCCTCTTCGTGTTTTGGAGTTGGGGTGCGACAAATTAACACTATCCCCCGCGCTCGCTTCAGCGTATCCTTGCTTAGTTGCTTCACGGATTTTTAGTTTTAAAAAGTTATTTTCGTGATAGCTATTACTTGTAAGAGTTGGTGCAATGCAATGCTCTCCGCCATTGTTATAACCATGACTGCGCTGAATTATTTTGGGTTCAAGGCCCCCACCTTGGTATGATCTGATGGTTGGCGATAGTCCATCTGTTTCGTAAACAACCCCACATTGATTAAAGTTAGGTTGCAATACCCCAAATCGTTTTATGGTATTACTTTTTACTGCTATCTTCTGTCCTTCTCCCTTATTCGTTGTAAGCGTAGGAGCTAGACCTTCAGCTTGATAGACTTCTCCATTAATGCCGTTTCCAGACGGGTTCACATTCCCAATTTTCACGACTGATTGATTACTAATCGACTGACTTTCTCCGCTGAGAGGAAAAATCTTTCGTCCACGTTGTCCTCTAAGATGTCCGATAATGAACACACGTTCCCGATTTTGTGGTACTCCGAAATCTTTACTGTTAAGCACTTGCCATTCCACATCATACCCGAGTTCATCCAACGCTGAGAGGATTGTCTGAAAGGTATCTCCCTTGTCGTGGTTAAGGAGTCCTTTGACGTTTTCAAGGAATAGATACTTAGGTTTGAGAATAGCGGCGAACCTTGCGATTTCAAAGAAGAGAGTTCCTCTAGTATCTTCGAATCCTCTTCGATGTCCTGCAATGCTGAAAGCTTGACACGGAAATCCTCCGCAAATTGCGTCAACGTGTCCGATGTTTCTGATTTCTTCGTCTGTGACTGTGGTAATGTCATGTAGTTCTATTTCTCCCTCCGTGTTGTGAATTGCTTTATAGCTAGCTCTAGCGAACTTGTCGATTTCACAGAATGCCACACATTCGTGTCCTGCCGATTCCATTCCTAGTCTGAACCCGCCAATACCTGCGAATAAGTCAATAAACTTCAAAGATCTTCCTCCTTGACGAATGTTCCATTTACCATCTTTCCTTTTCTATTCTTAATTTCCTCGTATGCAATGCTTAGACACTCAGTAACATCGAGGTCTAATTGATGTGCTAGCACGATAATCGTTACCAACGTGTCTCCGATTGCGTCCTTAAGTGCTGCTTGCGGTTCCGTGAATTTAGTCGGTTTCAAGAGTACATCTCGAATTTCTCCGACCTCTTCAGTCACACGCATCCACTGAATTTTTGGGTCAGCTTGCTTTAATCCACGGCTAACTGCCCAACGATTGATTTTATTGATTAGATTATTCATCCGTTACCTCTTCCACTTCCACTCCTTGGCAGTTGAACACCCACCCGAACCCGTTCGCTTCAAGCTCTTTGCGGGTGTGCTTGATTCTATAGCCTTTAAATTCGTCATCTGATGCAAAGAACCATTCATGATTGTCTAAATTTTCATTTAGATGGGTAGCGTATCCACCAACCCCTTTAATCCGAACCGTATACCTAGTCTCCTTCTCTACCTCATAGCCGAATCGGTGCATGTTGACGAGGGTTTTGATTACTTCGGTATCATCAGACATCAACCAATTCTCAAAATCATTTGCCGAGTTTTCGTCGTAATTTTCAACAGCTTCGCAGATACATTGAAATAGTTTTATTTCAAAATCGTCCTTATGTTCCTCATACCAATCCGCCACGTACTGCGGCACCACTGGTTTAGGGAAGAACGAGTCATATAAATCCTCAGCATAAGCTACCGAAATACGTGCTACCTTTGCTAATTTCTGCACTGCTTCTTGTCTATCCATTGTTTTCTCCCTCTAGCAAAATCTTTTCTAACTGCTCAATCGTTTCGGTTCTTACATAAATCCGATTTGTCCCGTCTGCGAACGGCGTTTTTACAAAAAATGATATTAGATCCAATAGAGATATGTCCGATATCATCGACATTTAAAATCGTGTCCACGTCAATTCCTTGTGATATGTTTGTGACTCTAATAAATTTAGCCATTGCTCACTTCCACCATTTCTACCTTATATTTCCTTGCATTGCGATATTTAACACCTAATCTGTGTAATTCATTAATCGCATCGTTTTTATTGCTGAAGACTTGCTCACTGTCTTCCATGCTGTCGTAGTAAACTATAACTTTATATTTCATTGCTCAATTGATCTCCTTCTTTTGTCGTTTGCTGTTCATTCGAGCTCCTTGATTTCAAATTCAATGCGTGGGTTAGGACTGTACTTCTTGCGAGCTCTTAAATCGCAAACAATACTGTCATCCGTCCAGACGATACCCTTCTTATCAACCTTGTTGTAACCAGCGTTTGAAATGCTATCAAAGAGCGCTTTGACCAAATTGTCAATATCGGGTTTTCTGAAATGCCAAAGTGTCTCGGACATGAACCTCTTGAATGCGTCCCACGTTTTAGCTCTAGCCTTTGGCGTAGGTTTTTTTGATACGCTCAAAGGTGCCTTCATATAGAAGGTGACATCAACCATAATAGGGCCGTCAAAGAATTGCCCGTCATATTCTTGCTCGATAAGTTGCGAGCATTGACGACGCCATGCCTTCATTTTAGGGTCTTCATAAGTTCCAAACTTGCTAAATCGTGGCCTTGTTTGAGGTTTAGGCTCGATATTTAAAATCATTTTCATGTTTTCACCAAATTAGAAGGGTAAATCGTCACTAGTGATGTCCATTGGGTTACTGTTCCCGTACGGACCGTTATCTCTCGCAAAGTTTGGCCCTTGTTGTTGTGGTGCTTGTTGGTAAGGCCCAGCGTAGCCGTTATCATTGCCAAAGGCTCCCGATGTATTTCCTTGAGTAGCATTGCTACCTTCACGCGCCGCACGGCTCTCTAACATTTGGAAGTTCTCAGCGACTACCTCAGTTACATACACCCGTTGACCTTGTTGATTCTCATAGCTACGAGTCTGAATGCGTCCAGTAATGCCAATCAATGCACCTTTTTTAGCCCAGTTAGCCAAATTCTCGGCTTGCTGACGCCAGATAACACAGTTGATAAAGTCCGTTTCACGTTCGCCGTTAGCATCTTTGAAGTTGCGGTTAACAGCTAGGCTAAACGTAGCTACTGCAATGTTACTGGTCGTGTATTTTAGTTCGGGGTCACGGGTTAGGCGCCCAACTAGTACGGTCGAATTGATCATTGATTTTCTCCTAGAATTTCGTAATTTACAAAGTTGTCATCAAGCAATTTAGCGAATTGATGCCATTGGTTTTCACCACCGTGGAACGTAAGAGCAAGATTGACCTTGTACGGTTCAACGGGCTTGCTAGGCATTTCCTCGACTGGTTTTGTGCCTTCGATAACCTCACCAGTTTCAGCATTTACTGCCTTGATTTCCTCGCTTACTGATTGCTTAGCCATTGCTTCAATTTCTGCTAGGCGTGCCGCTTCTGCTTTTTGTTTAGCTTCCGCTTGCTGCTTACGTTCAATAGCTGCATCACGGTCTTTTTTCATTTGTTGCAAGATTTCAACTAGAGGTGTGTCGTTCTGCAATGCTCTAGTGTATGGTTCAGCTGGTAACTCATAGTCAAGGGCTTGTTCCTCAATCATGCCCACGTTAGACTTGTATTCTTCCAGTCGGTCATACTCAGCCAAAACAAGAGCGTCAATCTTTTCTTCTGTCTCTTTTTTGAGCTTCATTTTCTTATTCATGAAGTCACCGACCTTAGAAAAGCTCTCGTACTTGTCCTTGAATGTGTCCTTGTCTAGTCCAGCTAGCTCGCATTTGCTTTCAAATACCGATCTAACGTGGTCAATTCGCAGCATTTTTTTGTGTTCTTTGACTTCATCACGTTTAGCACGTAGCTTTTCAAGGAGTGCCTCCAATGGCTCTAGCGAGGTCGCTAGTTTAGATTCAAACTCAGTGAGTGGGTCTTTGTAGATCCTGCCGATTTCCTTACGCTTATCGTCAAGTTTGTCGCCAAGCCCTTTGAAGCGTGTGATTTCTTTTAAGACCTCGTTATATTCCAAGCTGTCTAGTTGTTCGTCTGATAGCTCGCTAACTGCTGCTTGAATAGCTGCATCGAATTTTTCAAAATCAAAGTTGATCTGCCCCGGCGTATAGACCGGTTCAATCGTTTCAAGAAAATTGTTTGTTACGTCCTTCATGTCTAGTTTCCTCTCCTTTTGTTGATTTCCCCTTGAATGTCATTGACAACAATTTCAAGCCCCGGAACTAGTAACTCATGGAAATTCTTGAGTTTGTATTTCTGTAGATAGTAGTTCTCGATATATTCGAAATCTTTGCCACTCAACAATGCCAACTCATTGACTTGTTGCATAATAAGATCATGCTGGTCATTGCTGATAAAGTTAGGCTGCGGGTTGTTTTGCGGTTGTGGTTGTGCTTTCGGTTGTTGGTTTTGATATTGACCATTGTGAGGTTGGTTTGGTCTCAAACTTTCCTCTGCCACTTCGAAGTGGTCCACGTCTTCCTCGCCAATTGCAAATAGTGCTTGCAAGGCGTACTTCCCAGCGTATGATTGTACGGCCCCTACCCATTGCGGCTCATTCATTTGCTTTAAGTCTCCGTTGCGGGTTTTCAAAATCGGTACGGGAGATAATTCTGCGAACGCTACTGCTTGCTCTTTCTCCTCTCGGTTAGATGCCGTTGCAATAGCCTTGATAAAAACCTTGCCAGAAAATTCGACTAGATCATAGTTGACTACTACGCTCCAATTTGATTTCAAACTTTTAAAAACGTTGTAAATGTCCTCGGCGTGCCTTGAAGCGTACTTGGCAGTCCCTTCTTTCTTTTTTTTAAGCTGCATCCGTTGTTGCAACTCTGTAAATGTCATTTCTTCCATGTCATATCCTTTTTATATGCCCCTAATTCTCAAATTTTGGGGGTTATTTGCCGTTTTACCGTTTCTCTAGTGTAATTGTGCCACTAGATTATTTAGGGCGGTTACAAGCGATTTTAGAGCCATTTTCTGCCCTTTGACTTTTTTAGGTGCCAAAGCTCTCTTTTGAGCTTGGTGTTTTCTTGAGCTAGCGACAAAATTCTGTCTTGCTGACTATTGATAATCTCCCCCAACTCTCGACCTAAATTCATGTACTTGTTCCGCCAACGGTTCTCGACTTCGTAAGTTTCTTGTTCCATGTTTAATGCCTACCCTCCCACCACTGCTTTTATTTAATTACTTCGCAAACAATTCCATAAGTGCTTTAAAGCCGTCTTCAAAGGTTGGTTCACGTTCTGTGCGTTCGAAGTCCGAGCCGTCAAGTTTAGTTACGTTGTATTCAGCTTCTACGATAAGCGCTTCGCAGCCAAACGCTTCAGCAAGCTTGCCAATGTCAGCTTTTTGTTTTTCGTATGGTTCAAATGATAGCTGTAACGCTTCCCGAAGTCTGTCGTCAAAAGTCGCTGTAAACGCTATGTTCCCTTTGTCTTTATAGCTCGTAAGAAAGCCATCCTTTTCAGCGCTGTAGAATACGATGTTTTTATTGTTTTCTTTCATGGTTGTTATTCCTCACATTCGTTGTGCTTCTTAAAGCTTAATGTCAAACTTGCGATACCCGCTGCGATGACTACAAGACCAAGAGTTGACATGATGCCTTCTTTTTCACCAGTATTCGGTAGAACACCGCCGTAAACGGCTGTATTTGCCACCTCTTTTGGCTCAGAATCGAGCTTATAAGCAACCTCGGTAATTTCTACCTCTTTCGCTTTCGGAGCGTCTACGGGCTTGCTAGGTACCTTTTTAGGCTCTACTGGTTTCTCTGGTGTTGGTTTAGTTGGTTCCTCTGGGATGTGCAACTCTGGCAAATCCAAGATAGGTGCATCAAATGGTACGACACCGCCTGACCATTCAGGTTTATCAATGCTTGGTGCATCGAATGGAGTTGTTCCGCCATGCCATTCGGGTTTATCATACTGTGGCGCATCATTAGGAATAACGCCCCCGTTCCATTCGGGCTTATCGTATTTCGGAGCGTCGAACGGTACTGTTCCACCGTTCCACTCTGGTTTATCCAAAACTGGCGCTTCGTTCGGTACTGTTCCGATTGGCTCAGTATATTCTGGTTTTACACGTTCTTCAGGAATACCCGGAACGCCACCGTTAAATTCAGGGATTTCAACTTTAGGTGCATCGTGTGGAATTTCAAAAGTTGGCTCTGGTTTGTTCTCACCACTGGCATCGCCTTTACCACCGACAAGTTGAACATAACTGTATGAGATAGCACCGTCTGACTCAGCTTTCAACTCAACCTTATTGGTTGGGTTTACGCTTTCTTTAACCGCGTTAATCAATTTAGTTTTATAGTTAATATAAATCATATGATCAAGGCGATCCATTTTAATTGTGAAACCGTGGTCTGATTTACTGATTGATTTTACTAAATCCATAGCAGAACCTTTATCAATCCAAGGGTCTACGCTTTCAATCGATTTGATTTCGAAGTAATTATCAACAAGCTTTTGATTATCACTCATCTCATCAATGATTGTGACGTAATTCAATAGACGTTTAGCGTAGTTAATACGAGCAGTCCAGTTGATAACAGTTGGGTCATTCTCGTCTTGACTACCCCATTTAGAAAGTAATTCATCTTTACCAATTTCTTGTTCTTTGCCGATGTTAACGGTGATCACTGTCCCATTGAAGTTTACTGTGACTGGCTTGCCACTTTCGACCTTGTCTGTCCAAGTAGCGTCCATTTTAAGACTCATTTGCTTGTTAAGCGGATGAGATGCAAAGTAGTTGTTAAATACAGTAGTCACAGTATTGCTTGCTGTGTCTGTAGTAGCTTTACCAACAACTTGCTTGTCAGGATTGTAAACATCAAAGTCAAAGTTAGTTTGAAATTTCACTTCTTCAGGTAAAGTGAACTTAACCTTATCCCCTTCATTGATAGCCATATCGTCAGGGAATTTTACATCCTTGTATTCCACTGTGAAGCCTTGGTATTTACCAGTTCCTTGAGACTGGTCAACCTCAACATTAGGGTTAGATACTTGGATAGTGTCACCCTCTTTAACGAATGTAGTAGGTTGCGCTTCGACTGGCGCTGTAGTTTCTGCCACTGGTTGCGCTACTGGTGTTTCTGTAACCGGTGTAGGTTCTGCCACTGGTGCAGTTTCGACTGTCGCTGGTGTTTCCACTACTGGTGCCACTGTTTCGCTAGGTGTCACCGTAATATTCCCAGCATTATCAGCTGTGTATACGTTAGCTACCGCTGGTTGTGTGTCCACCACTGGTTGAGTGGTTTCGTCCGCTGATACTGCCCCAGCACCGATAAGCAATGCTATAGCAATCGCTAGCGTGCCACAAAGACCGAATGCTTTAGTCTTAACGTAAGATGGTTTTGCAATTTGTTGTGTAAACATGGTATAATCTCCTTGGTGTATTTTTCTTGCATGGGCCCTAACCCATGCTTTT